GAAGACTACATCGCAAAGATCGCCCGCGAGGTCGATCTGTTCAACATCGAGCTGCAGCAGACCGTCGAGTTCATCCGGCGATATGGCCAGAAAGCCGCAGCATGAGCCGCCCGACCAAGCCATGTGAATGCTGCGGCTTATCATTTGAGAAGGATAAGCGCTTTGACCGGAAGCAATGGGCGGCCCGGAGGTACTGCTCCAAGGCATGCTTTGGAAATGCCAATGCATCTCGCATGACTGAGCAGCGCCGCCCGCTGCGTGAGATATTCGATGCAAGCTTCGAGCAAGGCGAAGGATGCTGGAACTGGACCGGATCTCTTGATGGTTACGGATACGGATACATCGGCCACAACGGGAAGCGGTACCGCGCTCATGTTCTGGCGCTAGAATACGACTGCCGCCCTGTACTGGAAGGAAATGTTGCTTGTCACACTTGCGATAATCCACAGTGTGTTCGCCCTTCGCACCTCTATCCCGGAACGCCTCGCAACAACGTTCACGACGCTATGTCGCGAAATCGCATCGCCCATGGTACACGGAATTTCAATGCCAAGCTAACTCCAGACGACGTTCGGGAGATGCGGAAGCTTACATTGTCTTTCACAGAAATCGGGCGGCGCTTCGGAGTTTCCAGAAGCTCCGCGTCTAAAGCCATCAAAGGGGATACTTGGAGGCGAGTACGATGAGCCGAGCCGTTGTTGTTCTTTCCTCAACGAAAGATCGGGAGATTGCTGCCGACTGGCTGCGCCGATCGCCGATTGGAACAAGGGTCGAGTTTAAGGGGCCTCGCAGGAGTCTGGAGCAAAACTCTCGTTTCTGGGCAATGCTTACTGACGTGGCCGTGCAGGGCCGGATCGATGGCCGCCGCTACAATACCGAGCAATGGAAACTGATTTTCTTGCACGCCTACGCGGATGAGCGAGGCATCGAGATGCAGTACCTACCAGCAATTCACCGCCACGGCATGGTTCCTTGTGGTCGGTCCTCTTCTGATCTGTCAGTCGGAGAAATGTCCGAGGTGATGGATTACATCGCGGCGTGGGGCGCCGAGAACAACATCACGTTTCATGATCAGCATGATTTGGAGGAAGTATGAGCGAGCTTCGCCAACGCGAGCCCCGCGAAAAGGACGCCAAGCACCTTGCCTGGATACGCCAGCAGCCCTGCGTGATCTGTGGCGATAACACGACCGTAGAGGCGGCCCACATCCGGACCCAGAAACTTGAATTGGGCAAGGATGATTTTGGATGGGGTCGGCCAAGCGATAAGTGGTGCTTGCCCCTGTGCGGTAAGCATCATCGAGAACAACATACGATGAACGAAATGGCATTTTGGCAGAGCTACGGGCTGGACCCATTCATGCTGGCAATCAAAATGAGGTCACGATGACCATCTTCGACATAGGCCCGTTAGCCGCGCCGGCAATCATTGGCGTGCTGGCGTATCTGCTATTGGCCATTCGCTAACTGAAAGAAAAATGGAGGGTTTGATATATGACCACGATTGAAGACATCTACGCAGCGATTAACCCCCTTCCCGCCAAGCTTTCGGAAAAGGGCAAGGTGAAGCCCAATGTGGAATTTGAGATTGAGGCAAACGCCGGAGTTCGCATTGCGATGAGTTGGAAGAAATACGGCGCGGTCAGCGATTGGGAAAAGGAATACCAGCATTTCTTCGGCGGCAGCTTTGATGAGTGCATCCGCAAAGCCGAAGCTTTCATTTCGGCGCTTCCTACTGCTGAGCAGGCGAGGCTTCATGCCTTTATGGACAAGCTCGGGAAGCTGATCGACGTTGGCAAGACGGAAGGCATCGCCGTTGACTATCTCAACCCGCTTTTGGATTCGATGAAGCGGCTTTCCGAGAACGCCATCGCTTACAAGCCAGAACCAGAACCAATTCCATTTTAGAGGCCGCCGCATGACCACTCCCCCGAGCAACACGGTACAGAGCACCGATCTGGTCGATCGCCTGCGCGACGACCCTGGTGTTACTGAGATTTACGAGGCCGCCGATGAAATCGAACGTTGCCACGCTGACATCAAGTCGTTGATGGATCAGTGCGGCGACCAATTCGTCCGCATCGCCGAACTCGAATCCAACGAACGCGCCTACGAAGAAATCATCGGCCCGATGACGTATCGGGAGGTGGCGGATCGGATCAAGGGCCTGGAAGATGCGCTTCGAGAATCTTTGATCGATAATTGCTGGAACGCTTACCACTGCGGAATTACACGTGATGGAAAGTGGATGGATGGCGGGATGAGCGATGCCGAGTGGCTCCAGCGTCATCTCGGGATGGATGACGGTTGGCATGATTGCAAGGAAATCCAGCGTCGGATTCCTGAGGTAGTTGAGAAACTGATCGCCGACATCCAACCCAAGGCCGGATCATGAGCAATCAAAATCCAGCGCCTCTGGTCGAAAGGCTGGAAAGCCACGCTCGCAACGCTGATTACACGAGTTCATCGTCGATCTGCTTTGAAGCGGCCGATCGTATTGCCGAACTCGAATCCGAGATCGCGAGCGCAATGGACATCCTGTCAGAAATCCCCGGCGAAACGCTGGAGGGGCGTCTGAAGAGCTTCGTCGCCATGAGCAGCTCGCTTGAGGTGGGATGGCGGAAGTTGAATGACCGGAGGGAAACATGAGCATCGAAAAAAGTATCGTGTTCAATTTTCGAAAGGCGCCAGAACCTGTTGAAGAGGGCTCTGTTTGTCAGGCGTGTCTCGATGGGAAGCTGTATTTTAATACGGAAAACTGCTCCTGCCATATCAGAGCTCCATGCGCTTCATGTGAAAATGCTCTTTTAAAATGCAACGCATGTGGAGATGAGTTCAAGCCATGAAACACATCACCGACCTTATCACGATCATTCTCGCCGTTGCGGTCATAATCGCTGCTGGCGTGTGGCTGGATCAGGTCGAGACGGCCAACGAGTTCAACCGAAAAATATCGGCAATGAGTGACGATCGGAAGGCCGATCTGATCGCTTCAGGCGTCGCAATATACGGGCTCTTGATTGCTGGATGTGTATGGAGGATGGGATGACGGAACGAACTTCTCCTGTATCTGAAACATTGCGCGAAGCGGTGGCAACGGAGTTGATTGCTCACGGAGAGTTTTCGACAACCTATAATAACAATTACTCAAACGCGCTGTACGCGGCGGATGCTGTTATAGCCATCGTTCAGTCTCGCGGTCATGCCCCAAGACTGCCAGAGCGAGTGCCCGTCAAGCTCACTGAAAGCGCCCATCGGCTTTGGATGTGCATAAACGGGCATGACATCAACGATTTTTACGATCGCGCGGAGTTCATTCTCAGGACCAGCCTTGACGGGCTTCAAGTTGGGCTGGGCAATCGGGCGACCATAAAGGCTCTGTTGGTCGAGCACTTCGAACAGATTGCCAAGACCGCACTTTCGGACACGACGCCAAGCCGGGATGAAATCGCGCGTATCATCGACCAGGAAGCAATGGGACTGGCACATAAGCTGGGACGGCCAGACCTTGCTCTAACCGATGATATGCAGGAGCGGATCAGAACGGCACGGGCGAAAGCTGATGAAATTGTTTCGTATACGCGCCAAAACCGAGGTGATGAAGCATGATCTGGCAACCAGTGACTGACGCGCAATACATGGGTGCCAGCCGATATACCGGCTACGTCCCGAAATCCATCCGCCTGACATTGAAATGCGGTCATGAGCAATATCGCAAAGCAAGCCAGGGGGCTCCGCTGAAAGCTAGATGTCGCGATTGCGAGCGCAAACTTACGGACACTTCCGGAAACCGAAACGGTGAAACATGAAACTAGAAATCGTCTCAGATGATCGTGACCACGCCATCCTGATCGGCGACGAGGATCACAACGACATCGCTGAGTTCTTTCACAGCGACCACGCGACGGTCGGCCAGAGCTACGAGACGGCGCTGATGCTCGCTCGATTGTTGGTTGAGGCCGCGAACTCTTCTGGTATCCGCGAGGGCAAATCATGACTGATCGCTGGCTAGTGACGATAGAGGCTTGCCCGCATTCGACTGGCAACGGCGCCGACGCCGACCAGAAAGCCGCCGGCCTGCGGTATCAGAACTTTGCCGTGAGGGCCGAAGGGATGGCTGTGGCGCTTGAGATGGCCGAAGCCATCGCGCAGGGAATGCGTACAAACCCGATGATTTGGCGGGCTCCGATCGTCGCGATTGTTAACGAGAGGGAGAGGCAACGCCAGTTGGAGAAGCCAAGTTCTTCATGGGCCAAGGCTGCGGCCGCCACAGCAAGTCAGACCCCCGACTTTATGATCAATACGCTACGGAGCGAACTCAGCAAGACGCAGGCCAGTCAACCATCATGCGAGGATGGAAAGCAATGAACAAGGCTGAATTGGATCACGTCTGTAGCCGGGTTGCGGCTGTTTTCGAGGACGAATTCCGGCAGCGGGGGTGGCTCCCCGCGCAGGTATTAGAGATACCCGGCTTTACAATTGATGCGCTGCGCAAGCATGCATTCGGCATGCCGCCGGCCGATCAATACCGACTGGCATGTCTCATAGCTGGAAACGTCGGCTACGTCTTAGTTGAGGAGCCAGAGCATCCTGACAGTCCACACGCGCAAGGATGCGGCGCGGCACTCTCGCGGACATGACGAAAGATCACAACACCAAATGACCGACCGCCGCATGACATTGAAGCAAGCCGCCGAGGTCTTTTTCGGGGATGCTAGGCATGCGGCGACCTTGCGCGCTGAGATCGCCCGGGGAAATCTGGTTGCATCAATGATGGGTCGGGCCTATTGGACCACCCTGCCCGCCCTTCAGGATATGGAAACCAAATGCCGCGTAGAAGCTCAGGCCCGCGCCTCTATTGGGACAAAGGGCGAGAATCCTGGACCATCATCGACGGACGATTCCACCGTCGCACAGGGCTCGGCGCAGCGGACATTAAACAGGCTGAAAGAGCACTTCGGGACTACATCGAGGGCAAGCACAAGCCGGCCGAAGGTCCGAACCCGATCCTTGCCGATGTCCTCGCAGCCTACGCCGAAGAGCATATCAAGCACACGGTCTCGGGCAAACACATCCTCTACGACATAGGACATTTGAACAGATGGTGGGGAACGAAGAAGGTCTCGGATGTATCTGCCGCGTCGTGCAGGGCTTACGTCACACATCGTCAGGCTGGAGCATCTGCCCGCCGGGAACTTGCTTTTCTGAACGCGTCAATTCAGCACTGGAGGGCAAACCACTCCCCCATGATGCCGACGCCAAAGATCAAGCTTCCGCCGAAGCCGCAGCCAAGGCAGGACTTTATGACACGTTCAGAAGCAGCCCGGTTCCTGTGGCACGCACGCTCTACACCCCACCTAGCTCGGTTCTTCCTGATCGGGTGGTACACGGGCAGCCGCCGCAGCGTCATTACTGGTTTAAAATGGTCGATGGTGAATCTTGAAACCGGCATCATGCAGAGGAAAGAACGTGGAGCAGTACAAACGAAAAAGAGAAGTCCGCCAATCTTGCTCGGCAAGCGAATTCTATTTCATCTTAGAAGATGGAAGCGTTTGGATGGCAAATGCGAACACATCATCAACTTTCGAGGAGTGGCAATTCATCGACCCGTCAGCTCCTGGGAGCGCGTCAGACGAGAAGCCGGGCTTCCTGCCTATGTGGTCCCGCATATCCTCCGACACTCCAGAGCCACCTACATGCTCGCCCAAGGCGTCTCGGCATGGGAAGCAGCGAACTATCTCGGAATGAGTGTGAAGGTTCTCGTTGAGGTCTACGGAAAGCACGCCCCCGACTGGCAGAAGGATGCAGCGAATGTCCGATAAAGTAGAGAATTGCGGAAACTGTGCGTTCGGAGCCGATGAGTTCCGGCGCTTCGACTACAAGTGCCGACGGCATGCACCGATCGCCGTACTGGCCGAACATGGCGTGCAAAAGGTCTGGCCTCCAGTCGCTTCATCGGACTTCTGCGGCGATTATGAACTGAAGGATGCAACCTAAGAATGTTGATAAATATTACCCAATCGTTACCCAAACCACAGTAACCACTATAATTACCGGTGGTTTCGTGCTAGATACCTAAATGGATGATTTGAGACGCACGGCCTAACCCATTGATAAATCAGCGATCACGATTGGAAAATACCGTGAACATACATGAAACAAACGGACGTAGTGTTACCGAATCGTTACCCAGCTTGGGAACCCTGCGCATCCGGGTCGGCCGAGAGAGCCGCAAAGGCCGCCTGCTCTCCAACCTGATCGAGCAGCGATCCTGGCTGAACGATACCACAGGCTATCGGTCATGGGCGGAACACCCGACCCAGAACCTGCCGTGGATGATGGGCGTGCAGGTCGAAGCGCTGGCGAGGGAGAAGTGAGATGCGAGTTACCGATGCCTACCGCGAACGGGTGGTAAAGGACTGGCAGCGCGCATTCTCCGAAGCGCATAGCAAAACTGCGCCAGAAGTCACCTATGCAAATGGGTGGTATCGGATTGGTGACGGCAGCCGCGGCTCAAGATATCGGCGGGCAAAGTTGGAGCAAATGACCAAGGTTCTTCGGAAGGGATTTACCGACTAGAGCGCGGATGGCCCGATCTCTCAAGGTGATGGCGCGCAATCGCCGATAGGTAAGCAGCTATAATAACTTAGCGGAATTCACGTCCGCTATCCGAAACAGTGGAAGCAGCATAGGGCTGTGTGGAGAGAGATGCGACCGAGATCTAGGATGGATATGGGGATGCCGCTGGGGTTCAAAATCTGGTTCGGATTCGTCGGGCTTCTCGCCATGAGTATCATGGCCGGCACGTTCTATGTGCTGTTCCAAGTAGTCAAGGCCGGTCCCGAAGGCATCGGCCGGGAGGTCGGATCATTCATCAAAGGCGTCAAGGATGGCTCGCAATAGCGATCATTCAAACAGACCGAAACGGTGAAGGAGAGCGGCATGCAGGGTCTTAAGTTAATCCACAGAACCAACAGCCCACGCTGCTGGAACCTCGCCTCCTACCACCCACAACACTCGCTTACTTGGCGATGGGTTCTATCGCTTACCCTGCCAGCTCACGACCAAGTTCGATGGTTCTTCTTCCATCGATATCGAGACAGCGGCGGCCTAAGCTGGCATCTATCGATCGCCAAGTTTGAGCTGGCTTGGCATACGCAGCAGCCCATGCGGCAGAACATCATTCAACCAGACCGAAGCATGGAGGAGTAGGATGCTCAAAAAGAAGATGGATAACCCATATTATGTTCTCGGCGAGAACTTTGTTTCGTACGTCGTGGACGGGAACAGCGGCAAAATCACAGGCAATCAGATCGGACTATCCGACCGTCTCCGACGGTACGCCTATTACGTCACAGAGAATGCGGTCGAGGCAGGCGACGCCTTGCTAGCCAATGACCTACTTGACGCGGCGCGGCAGCTTGATCGCCTAGCGCGATAATTTGATAGCCCGAGTGACAGGCCAACCGAAACACTGAAGGAGAATGGCTAAAATGGAAGAGTTTGCTAGGATTCTTGCCCCGTATGGATACGACTACATGGTCTCCGCTACCAGCATCCCCGGCCCTGGGAACACGATTGTCGTTTTCGCAACACTCGGAGACTTCATGGCGGCCTGCGTTACCGCTGACTGCTGCGGCACTCGCGAGAGAAAGGTCTTGTGGGTCCTGAGCTGTGGCGGCTCCGATGAAGAGGGATACACCCACGAAGCTAACTTAGTACATCGTGCGAGCCGCGAGCTTTTTGTGGGTGCCGGCGTCTAGCGATCGGGCCGGCCAACCGAAACAGTGAGGGAGAAAGCAATGACAAAACCGGAACTTGATCTCATCGAATGGGCGCTAAAGCACGGTTCCCAAAGGGATAGACGGATCGCGATCGAACTTCTTTTGAGATTTCTGGAAGGCAATCGTTTCTAAAAATGTGGAGCGGCCCGGATCGGCCGGCGAATCGAAAGAGTGGAGGATAACAAAAGTGACAGTAGCTGAACTTATTAAAGAACTTTCCAAGATTGATCCGTCCCTAGAAGTGGGTGCAGGCTATCCGATAGTCGGTCAAGACAAGGATCACCAGGAATCGCTTTGCCGAGTAACGGGAGTGTACGAATTTAAGCCAGGTTGGGAAAGCTGGATGGGCGAGCGCTTCGCTTTAATTGAGTTGCATCCCGAGGTGGTTTTAGGCTGACGGATCGGCCGGCTGTCCGAAACACCTGAAGGAGATACTATGAAGAAGGTCGAAAGCTACTCGGACCTGATGAATGAAACTGTCACCTACGAAATCGGCGACGGTCGGTATATTACCTTTGACGCCAGAACCGTTCGTGAATTCGGGCTTGCCGAGGTTGCGCGAGCCTGCGGGGTGAAGGTCCCCACCGAGCGCGTCCCGGTGATGCAATACGGTCGCCGGGTCGGTACAGTGCCGGGAGACTTTGATCTGTCCTTTGCCCGCAGCCGTTCCCCGTTCTACGACGTCAGACTGGGCGATCTTGTTCGAGAAGGCGACGTGTGGGTTGCTGCCCGGAACCTAGGCGCAAGCGATCTGGACTGCTTGATAGGCTTCCAGCGAGACTGACTACCGCGATCAGGCAAGGTATCCGCGAGGGCAAATCATGATCATTCTCCCGATCTGCTGTGTTACCGGCCGTATTGCGGGCGATGGATTTGCATGCGGTGACTGTGATCCGTGCGGAGCAGCTCACGCGGTCCCGGATGCCGTCAAGGCGCTTCTCAAGGAGCGTGACGATTTTGCCGAGAAGTATGAGGCCGCCATGGGCGAACTGGACGAGTTGCGGGCTGGGCCACACCCCTGACGACTTTGACTTGCGGACTTGACCGATGACCATAACACCGAGGACGCCATGACATACGGACATGCTGCCCTAATGTTTTTGATTGGTGCCTGTTTCGCATCATGCTTTTGGGCGCCGAGCGTCATGCTATTCTTGATATTCTTTGTTGGCCTCTCTGTTTTTGGTATCGGGCTGGTGTACCTTACCAAATATGTGGAGCGACGCAATGTCATTCCTCACTGAGATTGCCAACAAGATCGAGCTACACCTTAAACTGGATGGGACGAGAATTTGTTCTGATAGAGACGTGGCCAGAGGTGGTGCTAGGGTGATCGCAAACCAGACGCAGCTTGCTCCCTGTGGGATTGAAACAATCGTCTACGTGGGGTAGTGGTGGGGGATGACAGTCTTGGGAATGGTGCGGCTCTCTCACAACGAGATCAGGCAGATTATCGTAGACCACATGAGTGCCAAGTACGGTATGCCCGTGCAGAAGGTGGAGTTGTGGCCACCCAAAGACATTTACGGAAATGCGCCCTATGCAGATGTTAATATGTTACCTAAAGGGCCTCTTCAGCAGACAGAAGCGCCACAATCATCCATTTGATCAGGTCCTGATCGGAGACAATCTCTTTAGCGAGGGTTACACCCCTACACCGCGCGCAGTCGCAACCGAAGTGGAGCAACAGCAGTCTGGCCAGTAAAAAACCCTTGGTCGGTAATCATTTCGATAGTGAAGCTCGGCCAAAGGCTGGAACTTTCACCACTGATATCCCGTGACATGCCCGCAGCGAACGTTCTCCCAATCCAGACCGAAGAGTTCATCGTCAGGTTGGTATCGCCCGCCTGAGTCCCCGTTGTATTTCCTAACGTAATGACACGCTCTCCAGCAATTTTGAGGTTGACCCGAGGGATAAAGGTGCTTGCTGCACCACCTATAACTACCGGCAAATTGTCCGCCGCCGATAGTCCCACCGAAAGAGATGACGCACCAGTGTACGGCGTTATCACATTGATCTTTAACGACGTGATAGTTCCGTGCATCGTAATCGGTGGACCTTCCGAGGAAACGACCCCCGTCACCCCGTCATAAGTTCGCTTGGTATAAGACCAAAGCGGTTTGTTCTGTGCTCCCGCTTGACACAAGTCTAGGATGTGGTCACTCCCGGTGCAGTTCTCGAAATAGACAGCCCGCGCAGGAGGAACACGTATACCAAGTTGCGTATAGAGAGCCACGTCAGGAAACCCGCCAGACTGGTTCGTATGAATATATACGTTCGACGTTCCCCATTGGAGGGTTCGGGACGAAGACGATAAAGACGCCGAAGCCGCATTATAAACCGTTATCGTTTGCTTGGAGCCGTCCCAAGCTCCAACTGCGGTGATCCACGTTTTTAGCGTCGTTGGCGATCCTGCTCCTGGTACAACAATCACCTTACCAACGTCTGATGCCGTGAATAAGTTAGAAAAAACATCGATAGTTTTCAGGCCGTTTGTCGTCGTTATGTTTACTGTGGAAGATTGGTCGTCTGCGGCAGGCCAAGTATCGGACGTGACCGAAAGAACCTGAAAGCCCCCGATGGTTCCGATTGTTCCGGTCCAGAAGAGAACATTTCTTCCATGCGAATCAGGAACAAACAGTTTGAAAACGGCGTCTCCGCCGTAACACATAGGGATCGTTATGACCCCGTTGGCCATCGAAGAACAGACTTGAAAACCTTCACTGCTAGGGCCGGACGCTGTTACCCCGCCGGTGACACCTCCGCCTGTAATGGCGGTATTACGACAGACAAACGTTTCCCCTCTTCCATAGGCAGTAGGCCCTATAACGATATTCGTCCCGATGGTGGAATTATCGACATTTGTATTACGAGGCGTTCCGTTTAAGGCTCCTGAAATTGTGACGCCATCGAATATTATGTGATAAACACACGAACTTTGAGTATGAATTTGAGTATACGATCCACCTTGGAAGAAGGCGTGATGGACTAACTTATCAATTTCAACAAGACCCGATGCGGAAGCATCGTGATTAATGGCTCTCCATGTATGGTTGACGCTCGGAAATATCGGCTGATCGGTGCTTACTCCACCGTTCATAGTAAAGTCTCTAGCTTCGCATTTTATCAGATCGCTACTTGTCCACGTTCCGCCGTTGACTGTGGTTTGGTGGTCCCAAACATCCAGTAGAAAGTAGACCGTTGCTGGACCACCGGCATCATATGACGTATCCGGGGCATTGAAACAAGGCCACTGATCGCTGTAGAAATTCCTCAACGTCGGGGTAAACGAAATCGTGTCACTGCCGACTTCGGTAATCTGAACAAACTCAGCGTGATGGAAATTCGGAGGCCAGCCATAAGACGATAGAAAAAGACCTTGAGTATCATAGCCGGCAACCATCATCCAACTGCCGACGACAGCTCTGGAGATATGTCCGGAAGAAGCCGAAGCGGCGGTTAGTTGTACGGTGTTATTGCCAGCGGAAACGCTTCTTATCCTCGCGCTTTTACCGTTCAGATCGTTTAGACCAACCGCAGTTAGATGCCCAGAACCAAGTTCGACACTTCCGGCACCGGATTGGAAAACTGTGGCTCCAGTAGCAGAGACGTTAAGAACGTCCATGCCGGTAGCCCACGTTTGGCCACCTCCGCCAGTCATCTTGTAACTTCCAGCAGGAATTGTCAGGTCGACAATATCCTGCCCAACCATGTCAGGCTTTAGCCCGAGATAAAAAGCATCGGAAGAGTTAGCTACACCTGTGGGGTCCGCGCCGTAATCAGCGACAATATCTTTGGTCAGCGCCACTGTTTAACCTCCGATCACGCCGACGACGCCTCCTGATGGACCGGAAATTGTGACACTCGTATTTCTTCCCATATCAAGAGAGTTGGTCGCTGTGATCGAGCCGGCACCCGCCTTTGTAATTCCGCAAATGCCGCACCACTCAAGCGTAGAAGCTGATCCTACTGTTATTGTCGCTACACTAGAGAAATTGCTCGTAACAATACCGCCGGGAGACGCAGACGTTCCAGTGATCGTCAGGGCGCCGGTTACTGTAAGATTTCCCGATGCGAGTGTTACACCGCTGCCGATAGTTAAGGAGGCAACAGTCGGTGTTGACGTTACAAGGAAACTTCCGGGGGAACTATTGTTGTTGATAGTCATTGCGCCAACCGACACAGAGGCGCCGCCTTGCCATGTCCGCGCAACACCGTTTCCGCTAAAAACAATAGATGCGTTATTGAACGTAGCGGTTACGTTCGTTCCATTCATTAGGAGAACGTTGCCGGTTGTCCCTGTTATAGTCCACGTCCCGCTGCCCATGTTGATGGTGCGGGTGCCGGAGCCGGAGAAATCTACCGTTCCGGCCGTGACGTTGTTGTTGTTGGTATTGAAGTCCAGTGTTCCGGTAAAACTTGAACAAGTAAGCGTGGTGAGGCTCAACGAGGCGTGATTGACCGTTACCGTGCCGACGCCTGAGTTAGAATCAAAGGTAGCGGTATCGGCAGAGCCAGGAACGGACGCACCACCCGCGCCGCCAGTCGTGGCCGCCCAGTGCGTCGTGTCCGACGCATCGAATGTCCCCGTTCCACCTACCCAGAAGCGACTAGCCATATCTTACACCTTGCTCTTGAAGCCGAGGAGAGTGACGGTAATGGTCGAGGCCGCAGCGGATGGATCGGCGCAAACCGCAGTCGCAGCGCTGAAACCGAGCGGCACCGGGAAATTGCAGACCACGCCTGATGTGTTGGCTGGGACCGGGAATGTGGCTTTGACAGCACCCGCGGCGCCGTCCCGCAGGTCAACTGTCACGGCCGTTGCAGACGTATTTGCGATGATGCACGTCGTTACGTAGTTCTTGACGCCAGCGCCAGCCGAAGCCATGACGCTGGTTGAACTACCGTCTGTGATGGCAACCGGGACTGGAGTTAGCAAATCTTCCAAACCGCAGTGCGGCCGTATGATTAGCGCACCATCCAAGCCAGCATATAGGTCTGTTCTGTCTGCAGCGGCGACAAGTGTAGCCGTAGAAAGCCCCGCAATTGCTTTTGCTCCCTGCTTATAAGGAGCACCGCTATCGACTGCATCGTGAGCAACGACAGGATCAAGCTGCGATGTGCTGATCAATAAGCCGGTCGCGTCTGATAGGATGGTCCCATCCGAGTGCCTGTTCTGAACAGGCATCGGCTTGCCGGTCGCAACGTCGGCATCATTCGCTGTACCGTCAGGCCCCCAAGTAACCTTGATGCGCTGGTAATGAACACCAGCAATATCGTCTGTCGCGACGGATGTTCCGGTGCCGGCGGTGACTGCCACATTGTCTACCATTTTAGTCTATCCTTATGATGCGTAGGTTAAGACGAGAAGCAAGCCAATCGGGTTGCCTACGCCGGGAGCTGGGGGCGGTGCGGCTGGCTCTGACGCTCCACCCGGGGAGCCGAGGCGACCGAACCTGAGACCAAGCCCGCCGAATGCGATTGCCCAGAAGAGAGACATGCGTTTACCTGTTCAATAAAAAGCCCGGCCGTTTGACGGGCCGGGCAGTTGAGGAGGCGAATACAGAGAACGGAGGGCCGTTCTCGGCAGCCATCTCTGGCGGGGTTGCGGCTTTAAGCCGAAACGTCAGGAACTTTGTCGTCAATCGTCTTCAGACGGTCGGCGATAGCCGTCGCGGAAGCCACTGCCGAGTCGATCGCAGCCTGTTGCTCGGGAGTGAGGCCGCCCGGGGGGATAGCCGCGAGCTGCGCAATGAGGTTGTCGGTATCGGCAGAAACCTTGTCCACTTCGGTCGTGATCGTGGCAAGGACGGAGGTCAGTTCTTCAAGTGTTGACATAATGGTCTCCAAAACGAGGTCAATTTTGTTGTCCAAGGCATCGAGACGCCGCATGACCTCGCAACGCGCCTCGACGGAATGGTGGTAGACATCGATTTTCATGAAAATCCCCACGCCAGCCACATGATGAACGCGACTAGCCAGCCGGCGATTACCAGCCACTCGCCCTGAAACTCACCGGGCGATGACCGCATGCCGTTGGCAAAGACCGTCATGACCGACAAGCCAGCAGCAGCGACCGTAGCGACGATTGCGAGAACGATCATAATACTGTCACCGCAATGAGGGTCATTAGAGCAAGCCAGCCGAACGCCAGTGCGGCGGGAAATATCGTCAGGATATATAAGATGGTCCAGCCCGCCTTTTGATCTGGGTTGCACCCGTAATCCGGAATGCCCGCACGATCAGCGAAGTACATTGCTGATGGGCCGCAAGTCATCAGCACGGCCGCTGCGATCAAAATGCTGTAGAATGTGGTCATCACGGGCTTCTCTTGTCCCACCAATTTTGAGCGATGCAGGCTAGAACGGCGAGCGCCATCAGTGACAAGATAACGATGACATCGTTCAAGGATATTCGCCGTCAATACCAGGGCGAGGGCGAACGAAGCCATCCCCGTGGCTCAGATCGTCGATCCTGCGGCCCTGTGCCGTCACCCGCTTGTCTAGACTGGTAATTCGCTCATCGAACCTTGCAAGGTTGACGAGAATCTCGCCGAGCTTTTTGATTTCAACCTGCAGGCCATCGACGTCCGCCTTGATGTTTGCCACGGTATTTCTGAGCGTGATGAACACAGATACGCCGCCAACCGCTATCACGGCGATTTCGATGATGTTGCCGATCGTGATTGTCTGCTCGATCATGACGGCAACTTCCAATCCAATAGGTGGTGCCATCGACTAGCCGCGAATGGACTACATTCGCGCCCCACAGTTACTATGATCTGGACAACAGATTGTTCACTTCCTAGCTTTATCTTCATTCCCAGCCTTCTTGGAGGTTCGCGCCTCTTTGGGGGTCAGGCTCTGCACCATCGTTTACGCGAAGGTGCGGGGCCGCTTACTTACTTTGCTACTACGCCACGCTCGCGGCAGACCGTGATCTGATCACGCAACCGCTTATAATCTCCTATGAACAGCCGAAGCGCCGATCCTTTTGGAAGCGCGTTATATTCCGACAACGCCCGTTCCTGCGTTTCTGCATCGTACTTCATGATGGTAGGACATACGATCTTGACGACAACCTCGGAATTTTCCAGATCGCAGGCTGCTAGAAACATCGTCATCGGAAGGGCGAGGAACGCCGTCCATCGCATCTTTTGTCTCCAGTGTTTCGGCATTGACTTCAGCTTTTACTTCATCCCGGCCGGCCTGCCGATCTTCCGCGCGCTGCCTCCATCCGAGCATATCGCGCAGAAAACCGAAGATTGCGGCGACCGCCCTTGCGATCGAAAGCATTTCAGGCGACCGGCGGGTCTTTGGGAGCGTTCGGCCAGACGTAGACCAGGAGCGGCGTCAGGATGCCAATCACCGATGCCACGGTCTCCGCCGAAATATTAAGTGGTTTCCAGACCACGCCGATAATTCCAATGATCCCCATCACAAGGGCAACGAGTGCTTTATCAAGAGAGCTAAACATCTATAGTCCTTTCAGGTTAAGGCGCGATGCCGTCACGCGGCGGTTTTGTTGATGGCAGCCCAAACTTGCGGCCCAGCAATCCCGTCCTCAACGAGGCCGTGATCATTCTGGAATGTCTTGAGCGCGATTTCGGTCAGATTGCCGAACTGACCATCAGTAAAAAGATGCAAGGCAGCCTGTAGCTTGCGAACCTCCTGACCTGTCGATCCCCTGCGGAGCGTCGGAGGCGGCGGGACATAGGCGTCCATAACTTCAGGGCTCGGTGATATTGACCCGTCGATATCCCATGAATCCGTTGCGTCTCCAGCGGGGCCAGCAACGACGCTGATGTGGCAATGATGGTCGTGCGGGTTAGACCCGGTATACTTGCGCCAGACGCCTGCGGACGGCCCCTGCGGCCCTGAGCCTATCCTCCGGTTCGATATGATATACTTGACCCGCCGGTCCTGTTTTTTCAGGAGCATGTCGGCGAAGGCGTAGGAATCGAATCCTCCTTTAGGGTCGTGTGTGATGTCGATCGCGTGAACGACGCCATTCACCGGGTTATGGTCAGAAGGTCTCGCGGCGTGCAAAAGATCGCCAACGCTACCATCACTCTCCTTCGAACGCCCCGGCCATTTGGCGTTCACCTGGGAACGCAGGGTTTCGAGGGCGCGCGCTAGTCGCCACGTCATGCAAATTCTCCGATTTCAGGGGTTTTCGCTTTGAAGTTGTGGTGATAGAAAGCCGCTATGATCATTCAAGCGGTAGTAGTTACTTCAGCTCTTGCCTTGTGGGTCTGGCTTCTGGCGGAATGCGCGCAGATCGGGACCCTACGGCGCGCTATCATTGCTGCGCCGCTGATACTCATTGCGTCCTTGACTATTACGCATCACCTACGGCAGGCCAACCCAGAGCCTGACCGGCCTCCTGTTCCATGTCATGGGGACGGCGTTGATTTCGACACCAGAGACGGTCTTTGTTACAAGAACGTTCCGACACAGTTCCAAAGGCGCTAACCCAGCCAAACCCCGGTAAGCAGATTGCTCGCCTCACCACCTGCAACTGCCGTGGGAGCCGACGCGCCAGTGACCGAATAGGCTTCGAGATGGGTCACCACGTTGATTCCGATTGACCCTGTTGGGAGGATATACTTCCCATTGACCAGAACTGTTGTGGTGAAGTTGCCGACGACACCGCCGCCATAATCGCACTTGTGGGTGCCGACGAGCCCGGAAGCCGCGGACGTGGAATTAAACCCAACGGCCGAAAAAATCTGAACGAGTTGATTTGTGGTCGCTATAAATGACACTCGCAGAGCGGAATTGAACTCATATGTGTGTTCGGGCAAACCGCTAAAAATAGTCATGGAATTTGACGTGCCGTTGTTCAGCGCCCGATAGGCGCCACTGCCACCGCCGCCGATCGTCCAGCCCGCCGTCGTATCGCCAACCTTAAGATAGATCGGGACGCGATTATAAGCATTCCAGACGCCCCACTTGGCGGCCTGTCGATAGGTATTATGGCAAGTAACCTGCCCGGCGGTTCCGTCAACAAATATTGAGCCCAGATAGGTGCCAAGGTTCGCCCCTACCGTGTACGTAGTTGAACCATTGCGGCCCGTCATAGAGACCGCGTTCGTCCAAAGGCCCTTGACACGCGCTATTTGCGTAGTGCCGGCGCCAGAACCCCTGGAGCCCGCAGCGGCCGCCGAATTTGACCACGCCGGCCCCGTAACCAGCGTTAGGACTCCAGAATTAGAGAACACGAAAATATCATAGATCGTATTCAGAGCGTGGCTTGCAACGAGTGACAGCGTAAGCTCGGAGAACTCGGTCGGCACCATCAACGTTCCGTTATAGATCGGAACAAGATTTCCAATATAGGGCGTGTAGTAGACAGCAGTTGCGGCGGTTACTTCGGTGGTGATCACCGGCGTGGCGCTGCTAAGTGTCAATCTGCCTTGGGGGTGCGGAACGGCCGGGGTCGCCGACGATGCGTTGATTGCCGTCCAAACCGCCGTGGAAGACGTTCCCGTGGTCGTACAGACGTACAAAATCGAGTTGGTGTAATCCCAGTAAAAGTCCGGCAAGATGCTGGACGAGCCCGCCGTTCCAGCTACAGAGCCGTTCGGCGAGCCGGAGCCGGTCAGGGTCTTTGCGACCAGGGCGGAATCTCGATGCGATACCGGGTCAGCGGTCCATATTTCTTGGTCGTCGGCGTCCTTTAAGACCACCTTATATTCAAGATCTTGCAGGAAGATATCGACCGCAGGCCGCCCGGCCGAATTGAGAACTATCGGGTTTGGATTGGCAACCGCGAGGGCTTTTGTGGTATAGGTATCCAGGGGGGTCGATGTGCCAGTGGCGTAGAAATATAATTTTCCTGAAGAATAGACGTTTGGCGTCGAGTCCAGGAACTGCGGATATGGCTCAATAAAACGTCCCGCCATTATGCAGCCCTCGCGAAATCGCCGAATAGCTTCTGAGACGCCGCCACATACGCAGCGTGTGCCTGCTCTGGCGTGTCAAATACGCCGAGCCAGTGTTTCACGCCCCCGCACATGATGGACGACGCGAACCTGTCGCGCTTGCGCTCGACGCCTTTTAGGCCGGTCGAATTATCCGCGTGCCTTTTAGCGTTCCCGGAATTTTGGGAGATGGTAGAAAGCCGCAGCTTTGCGAAACGATTGTCGCCGGTATCGCCATCCTCGTGGTCGATCCAGCGGTCCGGCCAGACGCCGGTAACGTAAAACCACACCACGCGATGGAAGCTATAGACCACGCCGTCGAGTTTGATCTGCCAATAGCCGTTACCAGATAGGCTCCCCGCCCGCTGACCTATTTTTACCCGATTAGAAGTCGGCTTAAGCCATTTCATCAGCCCGGTTTCTGGGTCATAATGAACCAACTCAAGTAGACGTTCGTGAGATATGCGTTTGACCATTTTTAATTCCCAAAGAAAAAGCCGCCCGAAATGGACGGCCCTTGCTTGTTTCGTGTTGGTGTGGCTCTGCGTGCCTTACCCTTACGGGCTATTGCTGTTTATCTTCGGCTGCTGCTGGTACGGGGCCGCTTTGCAGACTCGAAAGAATTTCCTTGATCCTGCCGCCGTTCACCTGACTGACGTTGATGGCCAGAAGTGACGACGCGCGATTGTACGCCTCAAGCCGCGCCGGGGTTGGAGCTGTTGCGGCAGTCTCATAGGTCCTGGCCCACTTCGCCACGCTGGAAGCTCCAACGGGAGACGAAAGCACCTTCGCTGCGCCGGCACCCCCTAGTGCTGCAGCCAAGGTAGTCAACGGGGCTGCTATGGCCGAGCCGGCAAGAGCAAAATAATTCACGTTCTGCGCCGTTCCGGATGGATTGCCGAAGCGGCTCCCGACTTCCTTCATGCGCAAGGATATCTTGGCGATATCGTCCAGAGCTGCGCGCTGTGGACCAGCCATGCCAAACAAGAGCGCCTTGGATTCCGGCCGGTAGGTATTCCAACTCGATACGAACACGTCAGGCGAAAACTGACCCGTCCGCGGCGATACGCCCATATCTCTGACCATCGCACTGGCAAGGTTGCCGCGCTCCGCCTGCGGAACAGCTTGAAGCACCTTCGAGAGCAGATTGATATCTCCCCTCGACCCCGACTTGGCATAAGAATTTATTGCCGAATAAAGTGCCTCATCGGCCCGACCACCGCCAAGCACGGCTTTAGCTAGTTGCTGGAATGGACCGATGCCCACCTCCATTTGACCCGGCTTGGTGTTGGCTGCGATCTCGGCAGCGGATTCCCGCGCTCGAACGCCCGCCCTTACCGTGTCGGCGTAGGCCCGCATGATGCCGCGCTGCGGGTCACTGAATAGCCGGTTGGCCACATCCCGCCCCGAGCCGTTCAGAAACTCCCCAATGTCGTCAGCGACCTTAACGGCGGTTTTGGGGTTAACGCCCTCGGTTGACTGCGATAGCCTATTCCACACGCCCGACCGGATCGCGTTCATCGCTTCCGGGTCGCCGCCGGTCGCCTCTGCAATCCTGGTTAGGAGCCGAGACGAAACACCCTTGCTGCCGACCTTCGACGCCCCAATGATGTAGTTAGAGACCTCTTGTGGGGTAACTTCTCCAGTGACGATCCGGTTAACAACCCGGTCAGCGTCGTCTCGGGCGTTGAACCCAAACCGCTGGCGCCATTCAGTGTTGGCAGCACGCGCGGCCCGAAACGATTGCAGCGCCGCCTCACTGCCAGAAAACAGCGCGTTGTCGAAGGCGTCACCAAGCCAGTTGTCAAATTCACGGATAACCGCGCCGGCAGCCCGCCTGTCACCATCGTTGTTCGCCGTCTGGGCGAGGCTATTCAGACGCTTCCGGGTCTGCTCAATCCCCTGCATGTTGACGGCTGCGACTGAAACGTCATCGCCAGCCCCAGACATTGACCTCGGCGAGGCAACCCGGTTCGGGATGCGCAGGGACGAGATGTTGTCCAGCTCGGTTATCATACGGTTGGCGGCCGGCGTTAGCTGCCCGTCGATGACAAATCCATCTTGGTCAAGGGCCTGAGCAATCCGGGTACGCGCACCGCGCACCGCGTCAGCGGCAATTGAGCCGTCACTTTCCCCAGCAACCCCGTACAGACGTTCCTTTGTGGCGTGGGCTTCCCGCTCTCCCTGCCGCAGCCGGGCTATCAGCGTCTCGCCCATGTCCTGCGGTGACATATTCCCGATGGACTGGCGGGCGCGCTGCAAAGCGGTCTGCTCTACACCTGAAATCCCGGTTTCCGTGGCCCGAACACTGTTCTCCCATTGGGCGAGTACCGCGGCGTCACTCTGAGCTGCTGCCGATTTTGCAGCTTGCACCTCAGCTTGAGCTTGCCCGGAAATAGTCTCGCCGATCCTGTGGGCAACGTTTGGACCACTGCCACCTCCAAATTGACCCGCAACGTTGGTGGCGGCCTCTTCAAGTTGATCCCCAAGACGAAGAGTAGACTTCGGGATGGCGTCGCCGACGATGGGTATGTTTCGGATGGCCTGCCCTGTGCGCTGCACTGCCATGCTATCGCTTGCAAGGGCGCGGGGTACATCAACGGGGCTACCACTTTTAGACAGACGATCAGCGGCAAGCGCGACCTCTTGCCCCTCAGTAAGGGCCGGCGTCGGGACTGGCACCTTGGCCCTTCCAGGCATACCAGCCGCCATAGCCGTGTCTACAGACCGCTTGGCGTCCTCGTAGGCTGCCCCGCTTTCCTCCCGCTGCTTGGCAACCTCTGGATCGATAAGCCCGCCCACGGCCGTTTCTAAGTCAGCAATCGGGTGTCCAAGCACTGAGCGAGCGGTACCGGTAAGCGGAGATAGCGCAACCCGTGCGGCCCCTATAGCCGCCTTTGGAAGAGATAGAAATCCCTCAACTGCCCCCATCTCTCCGCGTCGACCTAGCGCCGCAACGTCCGCGGCCCCGGACTTGGCTTCAGCTGCGATTTCCTTCGGCACATCACTAATAAGCGCCGGAATACTGCTATCTTCCTGCTTGGCCGGGATCAAATCGGCAAACGGATTTCCCCCGCCTTTAGGAATGAGGTCAGCAAACGGATTGGCTTCGGCCATCAAAGATAATCCGCAGTAATGCCAGCGCCATGAAGGCGCTTGATAACGGCCTCTTTTGGAGCCCCGGCCTTAATAGCTTCACGGGCTTGGCCCAGCAGAACATCCGCATCCTTCCCGAGACCAGAAGTCTTTGGCTTGCTCGGTGAAGTCCACCCGCCGCGGCCCTTGCCGACCGTTTCGCCAACCGAATTCAGTTCCTGTTCAAGCTGATTGAGCTTTGACATGACGGTAGTTGCCGTATCGGTCATGCTGAACTTATAGCGGCGGACATACTCAGACGCCTCTTCCTTGTTCATTCCTGCACCAGTGAGCATGCGCAGCAACGCTTCTGCACCCGAGTCGATCTTGCGCCGGATTTCCCCCGGACCGCCGATGCCCGCCTTTGCTTTGCTGGCGTCGATAACGCCGGTCAATTCCCCGGCCTCAACACGCCGCTTGAGATCGGGAAGGTCACCAAGAAACGATTTGGCCAGACCCAGACGTCCAGCAACTTCAGCGTCCACCTTTTCGCCGGGGCCGCCTGGAATTGCAGTCATTCCCGCGGAAGGGTTGGCCGGGTCGTTCCATTGATAGCCAGATGGGGCGTTCTGCCTGTCACCTTTCTGGCGCAGATAGGCCGGGTCGGCAGGGCCTCCGGCTATGGGTTTCAGCCCGCCATTTACGGGGTCTGGCTCAAATCCGGCCGGCAGGTTTTTCTTACCTTGGGCTTGGCTGACCTGGGACAGATAGGACGGGTCTTTTGGCCCGCCCTGAATAGCACGATAGGCTCCCGGATTATTCGGGTCTTTCTCGAATTCATCCGGCGTCGGGTCTTCAGCCAATGCTATCCGCCGCTCAGCCAGACCGAAATTCCGGTTCTGGTTGCCCTGATCGCGCTGCGCTTCTTGCTTTCGGAACTGAAGCGTCGGGTCCTCTGTTTGCGCAATCATCTGCTTGAGCAGCAACGGGGACGGAGTGTTGCGCCATTGTTGATGTGCTTGCGGGGTGAGTAAGCCCTTCTGTAGCATACGGTCGGAGGCTTCAGCCCAAAGCTTGGGAAACTCAGGCGAGTTTTGAACCGCAGCAAGCCCGCGGGCTTCCGTGCCGAGTTCGAGCTGAGCCTGCTTGAACTGGTTCTGGCGCATTTCCTGATCGGCCGCCTGGAGTTGAGCTGCCTGCTTGAGAGGCGTCGCCGGGTCGAACGTAGGGACTTGCGCGGCGAGGGTGTTGTCAATGACCGCCATCAGTACAGCCCTCCCGTGTTGTTCAGGCTAAAGCCGGTCCCGCCATAACTTGACTTGCCCATCTGGTTGTAGAGCGAAAGCGAACTAAGGCCGCTATTGAGGCCCTTGACCGCGCCGAGATAGCCGGATGCCTCAGCCGTACCAGCACCCATGATTGACTGCGCCTGGTTGTTGGATCCGGTGATGTTTGCGGCTGCGTTCGCGCCCACAATGCCGCTGCCAAGGCCAGAGCCGATCTGGCCCAGATATCCGCCCGCCTGAATACCCTGCCCGGCCATGCCAGACAGTCGGGCAAAATAGCTTTGCAGGTTTTGTGTTGCCAGGCCCTGCCCGTATTCAGTCTGCGCCCGGATCTGGTTGCCGCTGAGAACGCCACCCTTGGCCGCGGCGGAGTTATCCAGCGCTTGGCTGCCGCCCTTGAGGGCAAATTGGTAATCTGGCGAGTTAAAGAACGTTGACAGATCGCCGCCGAGCCCGCTGGCAAGCGTGTTGCTCGCATTGACACCGTTGTTAACAAACGGCGACAGATAGCCCTTGGTGTCGCCAAAGTTCGCCTTCTGGGTATCGTAAACTTCCTTTTGGAAGGCGAGCGCGTCAGCTTGGCCCTTCGCCTGGACCGCAGCGGCCTGATTGGCGGCGTCCTTCTGCGCGTCAGCCGCCTTGCTGGAGCCGTACATGGTCGCGCCGGCTCCGAGAACGCCAGCTCCTAGAATGGCAAGTCCGGTTCCGATCATGAAGATAAAATCCTGATATGGGTTTGTTCGGCCGGAACACACCCGCGGCGGCGATAGTACCGCGCAAACGCCTTGTCCCGCTCACCAGCGATGTTAGCGTTGATGAACACCTTCGCGCCCTTGCGCATTGCTGTGGCCTCCAACTCATCCAGCAGGGCATCGCCAACAGCCCCGCGGTGAGCCGGGTCAACCCAAAGAAACACTTCTTGCCCGATCTTCGTGTTCATGTTGGCGTAGAACGGGAACACCACACAGCCTGCCATCCCGACAACATTGCCATCGATGTCAGCAACCAGAACACAGCCAGTCGGGACGCCACTCATAAGCCCGATTAGAGTGGTAGTAAGAGATGGCTCATCAAACGTCGTGAACCTGGAATTGCCTGATTGCTCGAAGAACTCGCGCCCCATATCGAGAAGCGGGCCGAGGTCATCCGGTTGAGCCGCGCGGATTTCTGCTCTCATTTGATCACGAATCCACCTGCGCCTGTATCAAGCGCGGCATTGTAGATTGCAAGATAAAGAGACCCGGCGACGATATCTCCGCTCCCAGCCTGCACAGCCCCCGCCGTTACATATGCCTTCAGCGTCGCCAATGTCCCAGACCTCGGTACAACGGTCATCGTTACGCTTCCGCTTGACGTGTTGGCCGCAACAAAGGAGTAAATCTCATAATCGACATATGCAGTGATCAGCGGAGATGCATCGAGCGGCGTAAGACTGATCACGTTGGTCCCGCTCGCATTGCATGGCGTCGTCCGATTCATGCCAACGATGAAATTATACCAAGCGCTCAGAAGCTGGTTACCATGCTCGCTCAGAGAGCCCGTATTGATGTCGATAAACGGGAATTGGCTGTTCGGCCGCGGAATTGGTGAAGGAATCGCTGTGATCGTCATGTGCCAACCATCAAATCGGCATGGGCATTGATGACATTCCGCCTAACCGGATCGGAAATAGTAACCTCGAATACCCATTCCCTTGCCTGACCAAGCCTCAACCATCGCATCCGCGACTTATAGGCCCCGATCGCGCCCATGCTGCGCCACTTCTGACTATGGCCCCAAGTTCGGCCGCCGTCCCTTGAAATGCGCAGCATCACTTGCGGGTCAGAGCCCTGGCCTGTCGTCAGCCCGACGCCGCCCTCAATGTCTATTTCAAATCGCGGAATGAACACGCGCTTGCGGTCCTGGTGGATTGGTGGAGATGCCGCCAACATCTGCACCGTGTTACCGAACTCGGTATAAGTATGGTGAGATAGATGGCCGATCTTACCGGATGCGGAATCGCCGATCAGTTCATAATTGTAGGCTGTAACGTTACAGTTTGCCCGCCACCGGCCCAATGAACGTCCGTTTATGTCCCATGACTCCCGCTCGTGCCAAAGCCCGGTTGCGATATTCATTTCAAACGTTGTGTTTGTCGCGGGAAATGTAACCGTAACGAACTTGTGTCCCTGCCATGGATAGGCGAAGCAAAAAAGTTGATCCATCGTGGAGTGAGACTGCCACAGATGTTCCATGGCGTGCGTACTGACGCGAACCGGCGTTAATCCATCCAGGCGATAGAACACACGGTCGTTGCCCATAAAGAAAACGGTATTGTCTTCCTTGCAGATCGCGTGAGGCTCCGCCAAGCCGCGTTCGATCACGGCGCCTGGAATCCGTTCAAACGGAAAATTGGCGGCACCAACGTTCTGCCATGGCTCGATCGACTCCGTTCCGCAAACCAGAAGAATCTGCTTGTTCAGAATGACGGCCTGAACATTGTCTGGACGAGATTCGGCTGAAGCAAAGGAGAGAGCGGAATACGATGAACCGTCGAGTAAATCGGAGGCAAAGAACTTGTTGGTGTCTTTCCAGTCGAACACAAATCTCTGATCGAAGAACGTCACCGTGTTGGCGTCGTTGAAGTCAGTATCAGAAATCAGGATAAACCCGACAGTCGTTGAATAAAGATATCCGTTCTCTCCTGAGACGATAACCAATTCTGTTCCGTTGTCATCCATCGATACAATATCGTGGCCTGTGATATTTCCGCCGATGTCGGTCGCGGCGCCGAGTGACGATACGCTATACAGGCGCTGGCCTGAGACAACATAGAGAACTCCGCCCATTACGTGCATGCCGCGGACTGGTCCGTTTCCGCACGTTGTGAACTCTTCAATTCCCGGGCATCCCAACAAAGCCACTTGTGTCTTCGCGTCTTTGGGCTGCGCTTCCGCGTAGCAATTCACAGCCCGCTGCGCCGAAATTGGCTTTGATGCGTTCTGGTATGTTTGCGTTGCGAAATTTATGATCATCGATCAGGCGCGAACTGGAAAGTAAGGAGTTCGCGTTCCCACCAATTGGCTTCGGCGAGGAACTGCGCCGCCCGTCGTTCAATCCGGGTGCGCTTGGGCTCTGGCACGTCGTATTCGTCGGCGATTTCGTCCGCCAAACCCCACTCAATGGCCCTGATCCATTCTTGGGGAAGATCAGCGTCGTCACCGGCAACCGTGAAGTCCTGGATCGGACGGGCCACAGTCATCTTGATTGCGTCGGCAGCGTCTGCCGGCGATGTCCAGAGATACAGCAACCCGGTTTGGTTAGCGCCGCCCCTGCGGTCATAATAGAAGCTATTGACCGCGCCCGTGCTCGTCTTGTTGGGCATCTCCTGGTATTCGATGCGGTCCATTTCCTCCAAAGGCGTATCGATGCCGCTTTCGAGGTTGTGCGAGCGGCCAGAAATGATCTTGAGCGGGCGAACGAGAGTAGACGCCGCCGCCACGAACACGGCGTTATCCGTAGATGCCGCCCCGGTGAGCGTCGCTGTCAGGGTGACGGTTGACCCGGAAGGCGCACCATTGACCGTCGTCCATTGGATGGTTCCGTCATCCAACAATACGCCGATTGTGTAGGTGGTGGCGATGCCGACGATGGAATCAACCGTGATGGTGGAAGCGCCGGAGGCGGCATCCGCAGAAAGTGCCGTCTGGACATACGGGCCTAAAACCCTATCCGTCGTGCCGCTGCCGACGACATACCGCGATTGACCGGCTACGGGGAATAGAATTGCCTCTTGCGTGGTCCATATCTGGACACCCGATCCCTGCCAGTGCTTGATCATCGAATTCAGGGCGTTGGAAGCGTCGTTGACGCTCTCGCTGTCCGGCGTTTCTCCGGACTCGAACGCACTCACCTTGCGCAACGCGGACCCGATCAGTTGATCCCGGTTGCGCGAGAAGGTTGCTTGGCCAGACGTGCTCATACCTCAACCTCGATGTAGGCGCCGTCCTCGGTGAATAGAAACTCGCCCAGCTCTGTCATTATTTGCTCGCCCGGCCCTATGAAGACATCGGGCGGCTCCGGTCGCGGATCGGGGACGTTCTGCCTGTCCCGGCGGCCCCGAACGAAATCCTGCGGGTGCCGTGTTTCGAAGTCTTCCCGGCAGACGATCAGGCCGTCCCATCGCTTGGATGTTTGGGACGCGCGGTAGCGAAAACCACACACGTCGCAAATTTTCCACGCGTCTCCCGGAATGTAATTCATCGGATGCGGCGTGCCCTGATAGTCCCAAACACGTTATAAGTGCTAGTCGTGAACGTTGCCTGCGATACGCCGTAATAAGTCGTGCTGCCTGTTATGGAAACACGGAATGGCCCGACGAGATGGGTGTGAATGGCATCAGTGATATTGCCGGTTCGGGTCTGGGTGAATTGAAAATTGGCAGCTGCAGGCAATGTCGCCGAAGTGGTGTTGATGGCCGTTCTGACATCCGTAGTAACAGTACCGCCAGCACCGCTGAAATTAGTAGCAAGGAAGAGATCGTAATCCCCGGCACCCAAAGTTATTTGCCCAACGTTTACGGGCGTGTTCGTTGTGAGAGCCACCACGCCCGCGGTGTTGGAGGCAACCTCGCCAACACTACCAGCAGCCGCGTTGTCGTTGGTAGCCGTGCCGACAATGTTTGGGGTGGTGATCGTGGGGGACGTGGCGAAAACCGCTCCGCCGGTTCCGGTTTCGTCGGTCAGCGCGCTTTGCAGATTGGCGCTTGAAGGCGTGGCAAGGAAGGTCGCAACGCCAGCCCCGAGGCCGGAAACACCCGTCGAGATAGGAAGGCCCGTAGCGCTGGTCAGAACAGCGGCGGACGGCGTGCCAAGATCAGGCGTTACCAATGTCGGGGATGTCGCAAATACCGCTGCGCCCGTGCCAGTCTCGTCCGTTAACACAGCCAGCAAGTTTGCGCTGCTTGGCGTGGTCAGGAACGTAGCAACGCCCGTTCCGAGGTTGGCAACGCCTGACGCAATAGGTAGGCCCGTGGCATTCGTCAGCGTGACCGAGGCGGGC